AGAGGGATACTGGGTTGTCACCGATATAAAGTATCATTTCGTTATAATCTTTAAAGAACATGCTTATGAAGACCAGCATGTAACTGATTTGAACGACCCCCAGCTCACTAATAAGATAATCATCAATAAAGTGATGAGAGATATGAAAAGATGGATGGAGCACCATTACTTTGATATTGTCTAAAAATATATTAAAGATTCCACTTTTCTCCCCTCCCCTATCTATTATATAGTGAGGACTGGAATGAGTATCATACCAATGGTTGTGTAGTCACGCAATTACGCAACCATTACTTGACGGGTTGACAGAGCGGTCGAATGTGACAGCTGATAAAGCTGTTTCCAATCAATACTAGTTCAGGACACGGTGGTTCGAATCCATCACTCGTCTCTATTGCGTAACACACTCTTAGCTGGTGAAGATGCCAGCCCCAACTTTGAACGACAAGACCTTTGTTCTAAAAGTTAAAGATTCAATAGAATTTAGTGAAATTCAGGTAAAAGATTGTTTTATAGGGTAATTTAAAAGAGCTGGGAGAAATCCTGGCTCTTTTTTATTTATTAAAGAGTGTTAATTGCTTGTGTAAAACGAGTTACTTTTAACTTGTTTTATTATCTTTGCAACAACTAAAAACGAATGAAAATATGAAGAAGCAACAATTTACCATTAGATTTGACGGTGACTTACTCCCTGATATGACAGATGGAGACAAGTCAATGTCTGATGTTATCAATAGAAGTTTACGTCATTTGAAGATTATCCGCAGCTATGCGCTTAATTCTCTCAAAGGAATGTTTACTAAAGATGAATGGCTGGCTATTGTCGATTGCTTGAACGGCACTGTAGTAGCTGATGAATTCAGATTCAGATCATTCTCATTAATTGCATCACTGGAAGATGCCGATTTATATGAAGGGCTTGGTGCCAGATATTCAATCGACATTAAGAAGTTATGTAATAAACTCGACAAGCTCTCCCCTGCCCAGGTAGATGCTATGTATTGTCGAATTGAGGCATTCTGGAACACCCCAGACAACATCAGAAACGCTCCGGCTCCAGAAGGTGGCGAGGACTTTATGACTCGCTGGGCAAATTTCTAAGATAAACTATTAAACCAAACATAACAATGGAACATAATTCTAAAAGCATTATCTCAGTTGTGAATTTCAAGGGTGGTGTTGGTAAGACCACTACCACTCAAACAATCGCAGCATGTATTCAAAAGTTACATCCTAAGTGGAACATTCTCCTCATAGACTTGGATCCTCAGTGTAACCTTTCATATCTTATGGGCTGGGATGACCTCGCTCTTGAACTTGGTATTACAGAAGCAAGAACTATTTATGATAGCCTTACCCGTAAATCAGAGGTTCATGTATATCGTTCAGAAAAAGGTATCTATTATGTGCCAGGCTCAGAAGATATGCAGAATGTAGAGCCAAGTCTGAATCAGGATATCATTCCATCAAAGGTATTAGGTAAATGTTTGATGAAAGGCTATATCGATCATTCTAAAACATTACATGAGGATGGTGTTAATGAGGTATTCTCTGACTTTGATGTAATTCTGATAGACTGCCCTCCTGCCCTATCACTTAGCACCAATAACGCTATCGCATGTTGTACAGACGTTCTTATCCCAGTTCAGATGGAAACATTAAGCGCAATTAACACTATGAAGATCGTTAATAAGATTGAAGAGGTTAAGCAGATTAATGATTTTCTGCAGAACATATATCTTTTGCCTGTTATGGTTGATAGTCGTCTTAGCCTTGGTAAGAACCTGGACGATTATCTTAATACTCAGTTTGGAGATAAATTCCTAAAGAACAATTCTATCAGACGTGCTGCAGCAGTACCAAAAGCACAGCTTGCAATGATGGATATTTTAGAGTTCGATTCAAAGTCTACCGCAGCTCAGGACTATATGGAACTTACAAAAATGTTATGTAAATCGATGGAGGCTTAGTTATGAGTAAAAAAATTGATATGAAGGCTTTGATGGCCAAAAATCTGCAAATTCCAGACAATAAACAGACTGCAGTTAAGCAAGATACAGACACTAATACGAGGTCTTTGTCTCAGCAGTTGCGCAACTCCTCAACGGATGAATTAAGCAATTCATCAGATACTCAAGGCATGAATTCACCAAAAGACAAAACTCAAAATAACGCAGTTGCGCAAGTAAGCAACAACGCAAATGGGGTACTTATGGGTTCCAGAATTAATGAGTTGCTCAAGGACGCTAATGAGCAAGATGAAACAGACTCAAATACACAAGCGAGGAGTTCAGTAATTGCGCAAATAAGTAATTCAGCAAATGATGAATTAATGAATAACGGAAATGCTCAAATACGTAATTCATTAATTGACGAAGAACGCAACAACGCAAATAATAAATTAAGTAAATCCTCAAATGCTCAATCAAGCAACAGCTCAAATGAGCAAATAAGTAATAGCGTAATTGATGAAGTGGAAGGGAATTCAGATGAAGTCTCATCAAATGAGCAAAAACTCAACTCACCAAATGAGGATTTGAGTACTTCATCACTTGCGCAAGTTAGCAAAAGCGCAGAAGTAAAACACCGCAAGCCAGCAATTCCTAAAAAGCATTATACTCAGGAAGAGAAGGCTGGTGGTAAACTTAAAAACGTCCAGGCAAAGGTACCTATCGATATGTACACAAAACTCACGATGATCCAGCTGAAGTTCCTTGAAGCTGGAGAACGAGTAAGTATGAACGATATTGCATACGCAGCCCTGGAAATGTACATCAAGAAAAACTTAGGCTAACAAAGCGTTATCTCTGAATTGCGCTACAAAAGTATAATTAGAGATAATATAAAGCCATAAAAGGAGTTTAAATAAAGGTGCAGGAATAATGTGCTTGCAAATAGTATAGCGTGTTTTAATAGCACGCATACTATTTTCTCTATAATAGAGTAGGGGAGTGCAAAGGTTCAAAAGGTTCATTTTCTGTTTACCAAGGTAAAAAAATGAAACTTTCATTAAATGCACATAAATGACTTAGAATGAGAAGGTTACAGTGTTTTAACGTAGTTTTTATCAAAAAACAAACTGAAACTAAACTATGTTTCTGTTTACCTAAACTATGAAACTGTTTACCTGAACTATGCTTCTGTTTACCAGATGCTGATTTTGAAAATAAAAAGATGATAAATATATTGTATATTGCTGATTATTAAGCAGTTACATAAAGTTTAATATCCAAAAATGCTATTATCAAATGTATAACACTCTAAATTTAAAAAACTCTCTTATATTATATTATTTAATTTATATATCTTATATATCTTATATATTAGGGGAGTTTAAAAATCCACGTAAATCGTTGATAATCAGACATATAAAAAAATGCCTGGTAAACAGTTTCATAGTTTTAGGTAAACAGAAACATAGTATTTGGTAAACAGTTTCATAGTTTTAGGTAAACAGTTTCATAGTTTTAGGTAAACAGTTTCATAGTTTTAGGTAAACAGAAACATAGTTTAGGTAAACAGTTTCATAGTTTAAAAGCTAAAAATCATGGTAAAGAAGAAAAAAGACGAAAATATAGAGATTAAACCAGAGGAACTTCTGGCCGATAATTGGATAAACACGCCTTATTCATATATAGAGAAAATCGAGCAGAGTAAAAATGGTAAAATTCTCTCTTTAATGCAACAATCGATTTTGATCAAGGTAAGTGAGAAACTCCAAAATCAAATCAATGCATATTATCAGAATGAGAAAAACAAAGGTAATCAGGAACTATCTTTGTTTAAAGAAGAAGAGCTTATTGGCATGGCGCCGATTCGCATTAAGTTATCAGAATTAGGAATTGGTACAAGTAACTATGGCGATATTAATAATGCTATTGATGAAATAGAAAAGATGCAGCTTCGTGTCTTATCTGATGATAAAAAGATTATTTCTCGAATACCGTTGTTTGGTAGACTTGATATTCCAGTAACACCAAAGGGGTATCAGTTAGCAAAGGGTAAGGATATAGTAACTTATAACCGTTCTGCAGGTTGGATAGATGTAACACTCAACTATGAGTCGACTAAGCATTTGTTCAACATGTCTAAAGGATATATTAAGCACGTTGCGTTGATAGCCCAGAACAGTAAAAAGGCAAATACGCCTGATTTATATTTCTTCCTTAAACGAAACACATATAAAAGCGAAGTGTTTCATGCTACTGCTATGCGCCTAAGAGATGTTCTTGGTATGATTAAATATTCGGATGATGGAGAAATTGAGGAGATGGCTTATCCAAAGTTTAGTCAGTTCTACAAGCAAGTTATTTTAAAGGTGCAAGGAGATATCGAACGTATGGCACAACTCAATCAAGTAGATATCACATTTACATGTACTCCAGTATATCTCAATGACAGACCTCAAAAGGGCGAACCTGATTATCTGGAATTTGTTGTTAAACCAACTCAGCTGGGAATCGCAAAGAAAGAGAAAGATAATGCAAAGAAAAATATAAAGGTCAGAGAGGTTGTAGAAGAGGGCATAGGTGATCGTTGGACTGCTCTCCGGCAACAAACTGTTAGTTCTCCTGTAACTGCTAACCCGGTTATAGTTAATAGCGAGATTATAGAAAAGTCTAAAAAGCCAAGTAAACAAGAAGTCTATAAAGAACGCTGGGGTGGGATAGTGGCTCAATATGACTGCATCATTGGTAAAGAGCAAATATCTCGTAGTGTTTTCGTAAAATTCGAAAAACAGCACTACCTTATCAGATGCTCTCCAGAGGATAAGCAGTTCATCGATGAACATTACCAAATTATCAATGATGAGATTGCCCGTCTGAGCATTGGAGAACCTGTTAGTGGGTTTGAAACACGGTTGATAGAAATTCAATAAATTTAAAAGACTGGGGTTGTAAAAACTTCCCCGTCTTTTGCTTTCAAAATAATTTTGTACTTTTGCAAGCAGTACAATGTAGGAATACAAAACTATAAACGTATCTATTATGAAAAAAGCACTATTCATATTAATGCTGGTGCTCTCAAGTATTAGCTGCTTTTCCCAGTCTCCAGTGAAATTATGTAAACATGTTTAATTATAATCATTAAGCTGGGGTGGTAATACTCCAGCTTAATTAATTTATTCTCCTATTTATCATAAGACTGATTATTATAAACTTTCCAATGTAGCAAGAATTGGAAAGAATGGTAAGCGTCCAATTTCGACCCTTGTGGTAAAAAACGACCCTTTTTAACTTTGCATGGTCAATAAATAAAAGTATATGAATGATGAAAGATTAGAATATTATTAGTATCTTTGCCGAATACCAAAATAATTTAAAAATTATGAAGAAAATACTATTAGCGTTAGTTTCCGTCTTGTTTTTTATTGGATGTAAACAAGAACCTTCAAAACCAACAAGAGCTGAACTGGTTAGAAAAAGTTTTGAACCAGAATTAGTAAAAGGGTTAGATGACCCATCATCATATGAGTTTGATACTATATATTGCGTTTACAATTACACTTATAAAAGCCAATTGGAATATATCATTGATGATTTCAAAAAAGATATTAAGTCATATCAGTATAGCTTAAAACAAAAAGATTTTAGTGGCTATATGACAGCTAAAGACTATCAAAATAGTATCTTGGAAAAGCAACATGCATTACATGAAATAGATTCATGTATTAAATCGTTACCACAAAAAGTCTTAACCGATACTATAGGTTATTGCTATGTGTATAAGTTAAGAGCAAGTAATAGCTTTGGAGCAAAAGTTAAGGGTACACTTTATTTGTATGCTGATTCTACGAATAAAGTGAAAAATTTATTCCAAGTAAATGATGATGAAACTCCAGTTGTACGTCCTGGCATGGTTTTTCCAATATTAGAAGATAAAAGGTTTGACTTTTTGAATAAGTATATTTATGAAACAGGAGATAATCATAACGAATTTCTTAGATTACTTAATATAGATGACTTTGAGCGATAAAAAACTGGAAACCATATTGAATATTATGTGGTTCCCAGTTAACTAAAAGTCTGAGAACATCAGAAAAATATTGCATTTTAAGGCTAATTCTACGAAAAACTCACAAAAATCCCAGTTATTTAACAAAAATATAGCCGAACCATCACGGTCCAGCTATACCACTAAACAAAATAAATAAAGTATATATGAGAAAATTACAGCCTATTTAATGTGCAGTACCTCATTTGATTTCAGTTTGTTGTCCTTGTGGTTAACTGAAACATGTACCCAGTTGTAATTATATTCATCAATGATCTGACGGCACTGGATGGCTCCACTTTTGGCCATTTTTACCACCAAATCAAACAGGGCCTTATTGTCCTTGACACTATCACTAACGGTTCTGAAGTCGGCTGCAGCGCCGAATTTGTGGTCTGAATTGGTTGCACCTTTAAGCACTTTATTCAGTGTCTCACAGCGATAACCACAGGTTACAATAATAGGTTTGCCATACTCATTTCGGATTACCTGAAGGACTTCCATGAGTTTCTGCATGTTTCCAGCGTACTTGGCTGGGAGCGAGTTATCGATACCCATACGAGCGGCTGTCTCGCTTCGGGTCATCTCTTTCATTGTGAAATTCTTTGTTTCCATCGTCTTCTAATTTAAATTATCCATTGATTCTGCCAAGGATCCATTGGGGCGGCGAAAGTGGCCACCTGGAAGCTCGTTGTTGGCTGATTATCCTCTTTATCCAGCTTTCTTGGAATCTGAGGGTCCAGTTTGAAGTGGGAAGCGTCCCGTAACCATTGAATACTTTCGTTGTAATCGTTTATTCTGACCGTTGACACATTAGTGGGCGAAATAAGCTTGTGAAGCTCATACAGCGCAATTCTGAGCGTGTGACGGATGATATTTGGGTTACGTGGGTCATCCTCAATCAGATTTTTGTGCTCTTTTGGCAAATCTCCGTTAGGATTTGTGACTGGGAAGTACACTTTCCCATCAAAAACTACATACTCATGGTCTGACAGTTCATAGATGTAGTCTTCCTTGTATTCGCCAAGCAAACCCCAGTTGTCAGAATTATATGGGTCGACCGTTTTGTCAAGGCCCTCAAGACTCATGAGCGTGTAGAAATCGCCCTTATACTTTACGACCTGCCATAGTGGGTAATCCATTACTGGGTGGAAATCTACAACCTCGGCTTCTACCCAGGCGTTCTGACCAGGCAATCGGATATCCTCGAAGTTTATTCCGTTCGGGTGTTCACAAAGCCAGTGGACTGATGCATAAGCAACAATATCACCTTTCTGGTATGTTTCCATCTGAGAATACGGCTTGACATTATCAAAGTCATACTTGAGGTCTACATCTTCGGCGGTGATTTCTCTCCAGTACACCAAAGAGGTTGGGCGCTTGACACCGTTGATGATAAGCAAGGTCTTGTAGATATTGCCATCATGTCTTATATAAACACCTGCTGGATAGGTAACCTGGGGATTGTAATCTGCTATGAATTTTCCCTGGGCCAGTGTCTGCTCAATCTCATAGTGTTGCTTGAGATATTCTAAGATAGCCATCTCTGCGCTCTTCTCAGCTTGCACTACTCTGGAGTGTCGGCCACGGATGAGATCGTGAAACCCCTCTTCCGTCATAATCGACATATAATCGTTGTCAGTTAAGAATCTTCTGTATTGCATTGTCTTTTCTTTTTAATAGCCCCAAGAATCGTACATTGTTCCACCACCATAGTTTGAAGTGTAGGTAGTTACAGGCTGAGTCTCGGCAGTCTTGAATTTCTTGTATGATTTGCCAAGGAAATAGCAGATAGCATAGTCAAAGCAGTCAGAGGCATGGCCAAGGGCCTCACAGCGTACACCTTCAACCATTTCTTTCTTCTTCTCCTTGGTACCGTCCTCGTTTTTCATTTGGCGCAGGAAGTCCTCGGTAAGTTTACGACAGCGCAGATCTACCTTGACCTCCCAGCCATCATAGCCTTCGAAAATCTGATTGATGAACTCCAATCGCATCGTATGAGACGGCTGTTTCTCAAATAACTTAACTCGTGGAATCAATGTAGGATCCTGCAGAATATCCGTGGCGATAGTGTAGTTGTTGGTTCCATCTTCGGTCTGGGTAGACCTTGATTTTCCTGCCGGGTCACCAGTGATGATGATACCACCAGAATGACCGATATCCAATAAGTCCTGTTTTATCTTACGGGCCAAAGCTGGGGTGTTGTTCTCTTTATCCTTAGGAATCCCCAGCCATTCCTTGAGCACGTATGCCTTCTTATTCTCATAGTCAAACTGTAGCGCCAGACAGGTCATGCGAGGAGCCACGTTAAAGTCCCATGATAGAATCAGTGGACGTAGTGGATTGTAATGCTGTTCCCATAGGCCAGGGACAATATGTATCTTACCATCGAAGTTATGGTAGGCGGCGTTCTTGTTATCACTCGGCGTATCCCAGTCTCCGTACAGAAGACGGCGGCGAGTGTACGGGTCTTTAATCTTGAGCAAGTTGTTCACGTATACCTCACGGAACTGCTTGTCTGGGTTGTCGTACACTGAGAATCGAATGAAGCGATCACCAGCGGCCAGCTTGATCGGGTCACCATTATCATCTTGTACGAACCTGGAGCGAACCCAAGTTAAGCAAGGGTTGGTAGACATCAGCATCTTAGGTACAATAAAGGTTTCGTGTACTTTCCAACGCATACGAGAAGCAAGAACCTCGACCGCCTTACTACAAATCTCAGATACCTCATCGATAAAGGCTCCCGTAATCTCAAGAGAACCCAACGAGTTGTAATCTGGGTCGACATTAGACGGAGCAAGTTCAAGCATGGAAATTTGAGAGCCATTCCAGAGTGTCATCACACCTTCTACGTTATTCATGTGGAAATGTACGTTCTCCTTAAATCCCCATAAGGCCAAGACTGAATTAAGGGTGGCCCAGGTGGTTTTCTTGAGCATTTTGAGGGTCTTACGGGCGATGACCATTTTGATACCTGGGAACTCGATACAGCTCTTAACAATCCAGCAGCAACCTGTGAATGACTTTCCTCCTCCGGCGGCACCACCAGAGAGAACCATGTTAGGTATGTCAGAGTTTCCGCATTTGGAACAGACAGGTGTGAACATCTCATGCCCCTCTTCGTCATACCCCGTCATTTTCATCTCTAAGGTTCCTCCACATTTGTCGCACCTGTTTGGCTGGAGAGCTTGCCAAAGTTGGTACTGTCTGGGCGAAGGAACAAAGTCTATCTTGATATTTTTTGGTGCTACAAGTTTCTTCATTTCTTTTCTTTAAAATAGAAATATCCCCCTTCAGAAGTGCCTGAAGAGGGATACAAACATGGTTAATTTAGTTGGTTATTTTAATCGCTTGTGTTTTTTAGTAGTACCTATGTCACATTTGATTTCGTCAAAGCGCCCACAGTCAAGAGCACCTATCTTTTTAATATTTTTGATATAATCCATTTCACGATTTTATATAGGGTTGGTAAACACAGCAAAACTATGAACCACCATGTATTCAACTTAAATTTCTCCATCAAGGTTAGTTCCTTTTCAATGATTTGAACCTCTTTTTTTGAAACCTCCCTATTTGTCGACTTATCTTCATTATGACTCTTTGTAATTTTGGGGACATATACGGTGTCTTGTAGCTTGGCCCCAGGTAATGATTTGAGGGTATGATATAAGAAACCACCATCCCACCTGGCCATGCTTTCATACAAAGAGTTTCTCAAGAGCGAGACAGTGTCCTTAGAGACCTTTTCGATATTGGACTCTGGGACATCAATCTGCGCCAACTGCGGTGTGTATTCAATCAGAATCGAATCATGTACGGTGGTTGTGTCATGAATTTCTCTGATACTGTCTTGGATCACTGCTTTATTTGATCTACAGGCTACAAAGCCAAACAGCATGAAAAGCAATGTAACAATCATCGTTACCGCTACTGGTAAAAAATCTTTTTTCATAAAACAAATATGCTTTCAACTGGAATCCACCATTCGTCTCCTTCAGGTGCGATTGCTACCCAGCAGCCAGAATTCCCGTTGAGTTTATAAATTACTTCGTTAACAACTCCCTTGCGGCCAATAAACTCGTTCATCCGCATGGCCGATAATTCTTGCGAGCCTATGATATAGACAAAATCGCCTTTCTTGATTCGTGGTGTGAACTCCATATTAATGTCTTTCTAAAACGTCATCTAATCGATTTCTTATCTCTCGGATATCAGTTGACATAGAAGAGAACTGCCGTAAAGTTTGGTCGAACACGGCCTTATCCAGCTTGATATTATCCAGTCGGCGAACGTTAGCGTCCAGCTGGGCTGATAATTGGTTCTGTCGTTCCTCCAGTTTTTGAATCTCTGCAATGTTCAACTGATGCTGAATATATACGCTGACAAGAAATGCAAAAACTACACAGACCGACTTGAAGTTTTTAAGAGCGAACTCTGTTAATTTGTCCATCTTTGTGTATAGTTAAAGTTTATATTATCCCTCAAGAATATCGGTCTCTGTATCCTTGGCAGGTTGATCTGGTACGATAACGTTGAATGTAATTCCAGCAGAAGCTCCTGAGTCTGCTCCATCCTCCTCTTCCGTAATCTTGGCCAGTTTGTGTAGACCATTGAGGTCACCAAGTTCTTTGGCGGCCTTCAGAGCAACTGAGCGTAATGGTGCTGGAGAAAGACGAATGCCGTAGCGATTATAATACTCGCCTTCAGAGCATTCATCCATAATCTTCATAAGTTTGTTTTCGATACGAGCTTTTACGGCCACCTTATGGTCGTAAACTTCCTCTTGCAATTGGTTGATAAAGTCCTTTATCTCCTGACGGGTCATAAGTTTCTTGGCCTTGTATTCGAGCAAAGGGTCGTCATCGGCGAGCTTCTTCCCCAGTGTCTTGTGGTAACAATAAGAAGCGTTACCTCGGTATGGGTCGCAGCCGTCTACGAAGAGCAAGCAAAAGTTCTCTTCCTCTTCAGTTAGTATGTTATGAAAATCGGTATTCTGACTCATTCTATTTTCTTGGGAATAGTCAGAATACCGATTATAAGTTATCGCTATTGAAGCAGTTTCTCCATCAGAATTTCACGGAAAAGTTGCGCAATTCCGCTAATCAGCTGTTCTACCTTTTCAGTGCTGTTCAATAAATCCATATTGAACTTAATATCAAGGTCATAGCCAGTAATCACGGCCATAATGGTTCCGTTGGTTTCATCAATGATTTTGAATGTCCCTAACTCCGATAATGCCTTGAAACTTCTGATAGGTTCTTCTTCATCATCGAGTATTCCAGGTGCTGGAAGAACCTTTGGCTTACTGGCCTCCAGTGCTTCCATCATACTGGCTGGGTTAAAAGGCAGTGGCTGAGCTTTGGGTTGCTCAGTTTCACCGTCGACTTTCTCCATTGTTCCTGTAGCTGGATTGAATTTATAACTGCTCATTTGGGTATGGTTTTACGATGTCCTCTGCCTCTTCTTTAGTCTTTGGTGGGTTGACCCAATATAGTTTTCTAGCCATTTGTTTCCTCCTTTTTTGGATTTACATACTCTTCCATCCAGTCGGTTCTTTCGATGACATGGTTAATACGGTCCTCGTGATATGTTAGTATATCAGAAACCTTATCAAGACAATAATTGAAATCATCCCCAACTC